GAGAAGGCGGGCAGGGCCGCCACCGAGAAGATCATCCTGAACAACACCATCATCCTGGACGGGCGCGTGGTGGCGGAAAGCGTTCAGGAACACATGCGCGACGCGGCGAACAGGGACTAGGGGGCGGCCATGGCCTGGAAGGACACCCTGCTCGACGCCAAATTCCGGGGCATCGTTTTCGACTGCCAGTTGGTGGACGACGACACCGAGCGCCACGCCGTGGAGCACGCCCGGCCCTTTGTGGACGGCGCGCAAATGGAGGACATGGGCCGGGGCGCACGCCGCCTGAAGCTCAAGGCCATCTTTTTCGGCGATGACTACGAGGCGCGGCTCCAGGCCTTCCTGAAAGCCCTGGACGAACCGGGCGCGGGCGAGCTGGTGCATCCGGTGTTCGGCCCCATGAAGGGCCAGCTACTCACCACCCACATTCACCACGAGGCCGACCATGTGGACGCGGCCGAGGTGGAGCTGGCCTTTGCCGAGTCCAACCTGGCCAAGCCCCTGTTCGAGCGCAGCCTGCCCGGCCAGAAGGCCGCCAACATCGCCGACATGGCCGGGGCCGCGCGCACCGGCGCTGGCGGCGTGCTGGGCGGCGCGGCGGCGGGGAGCAAGAACCCCCTGGCCCTGGCCAAGGCCTCGCTGGAGGCCGTGCGCCAGCTCAAGGCCCAGAGCCGCGACTACATCACCTCCGGCGTGGACGCGGTTTCCGCGCCGGGCGGCTTCGTGCGCGACGTGGCCGGGCTGGTCTCGGGCATCGTGGATCTGCGCGGCTTCGACGCGGCCTCGCTCATGAGCGACTACACGAGCATTTCCAAGCTGCTCACCTCAAGCATACTGCTGCCCGGCTTCAACTATTCCAGTACCTCGGGCGGCAATTTCTCGGTCGGCAGTACCTCGGGCGGAACCGTCGCAGGGGCCGACCTGGCCACAGCCGTCACCCCCAGCCGCGAGGCGGACGTGGTGCTGGCCCACGTGGAGCTGGAGGCCGCCCTGGGCAAGGCCGAGACCGCGCAGACCGTGCTGGAGAGCGAGGCCGAGACGCCCACGCTCTCCCCGCCGGAGATCGAGGCTGTGGCGGCGGACACGCGCACCAGCATCGAGGGCTCCATCATCACCTACCGCAGGCTGTACCCTATCGAGCAGTCGCGCCGGGTGACGGAGCCGCTCAAGGACGTGGCCCTGGCCGTACAGGACGCAGCCAAGGCCATCATCGAGGCCCGGCCCCCGCTGGTGGACCGCCAGGTGGACAACCCGGCCTGCCTGCGCCTTTTGGCGCACCGCTGGTACGGCGACCACACCCGCGCGCCGGAGCTGCTGCGCCTGAACCAGCCCTTGCGCGACCCCAACTTTCTGACCGCCGGGGAGGTGCTGCGTGGCTACGCCAAATAGCGTGACTGATGTGCGGGACACAGCCGACAAGGTGGCCCTGCTCGTCGGCGGCAAGGCCCACGACGAGTGGGAGAGCTACGAGATCGACTCGGACCTGCTGACCCCGGCGGACGCCTGGCGCGTGCGCCTGGGCTTGTCCGAGGACAGCCTGTTGCCTGCGAACGTAACTCCCGGCGCGCCTGTACAGGTGCGCATCGGCGCGGACCTGGTCATGACCGGGCGCATTGACGACGTGCGCGTGCGCCTGGACAAGCGCTCCCACAGCCTGGAGATCCTGGGCCGCGACAATGCTGCCACGCTGCTCGACTGCTCGGCTCCGCTCACGGGCGGGCGCAAGCTGGACCTGGCGGAGATCATCGCCAAGGTGGTGCGGCCGCTCTATCCGACAGGGGGCCTGACGAAGATCCGCATCGATGCGGACAAGGCCGTCACCCGCCAACGCGAGAAGATCAACGTGGAGCCCGGCGACACCGCCTGGGACACCCTGGCCCACATTGCCGAAGCCAACGGCCTGTGGCCCTGGTTCGAGCCGGACGGCACGCTGGTCATCGGCGGCCCGGACTATTCCGACGCCACCAACCCGCCCGTGGCCGTGCTGGTGCTGAACCCGCGCAAGGTGGGCGAGCCAAACGGGACAGGCGAGACCAACGTGGAGAGCATGGAGCGCCGGGAGAGCGTGGCCGAGCGGTACAGCACCATCACCGTGCTGGGCCAGACCCACGGCACCGAGGAGGAGGACGGCAAGAACGGCCTGAAGTCCTCGGCCGTGGACGCGGACCTGGAGGCGCGCTGGCCCCGGCGCAAGATCGTCACCGACTACGAGGCCGACAGCGTGGCCGTGTGCCGCTCGCGCTCGCAGAAGCTCCTGGCGGACAGCCGCCTGAAGGGCTTCGAGCTGCGCGTGGAGGTGCAGGGCCATCACATCAACGCGCCCACCATGCCCGGCCACGGCAAGCTCTGGACGCCTGGCCAGCGGGTTTTGGTCTACGCCCCGCCCGTGGGCGTTGTGGGCACGCTTTTCCTCATGGCCCGCACCTTCTGCCTGTCGCGCGGCGGCGGCACCACCACGCGCCTTTCCCTGCGCGAGGACAAGGTTTGGATTCTGGAGGCCCACCCGCACAAGCGCAAGCACCGCAAGGGCAAGAACTACACCCCGGACGTGACGGATGAAACAGGAGGCGCTGACGAATGAAGAAGCTCATCGCCGAGGCCATCAAGCGCCACCTGGCTGGCATCCGGCTGCCGTTTCGCGCCCAGCTCACGGGACACGATACCGCGCCCGGCGTGGGCCTGGTCCAGGCCAAGGCCCTGGCCGGGGAAAAGCTGCAAGCCGCCGAACTGTTCCAGCACTACGGCCTGACCAGCGCCCCGCCCGCCGGAACCATGCTCCTGGTGGTGCCCGTAGGCGGCTTTACTGCCCACGGCATCGTGGTGGGCGAGGAGAACTCAGGCTTCCGCTTGAGGGGCCTCAAGTCCGGCGAGGTGGCCCTGTACACCGACGAGGGCGACCACATCATCCTCAAGCGTGGCCGAATCATGGAAATTGAAACGGAGACGCTACGCGTCAAGGCCGCCACCCAGGTCGTTTTCGAGACCCCGGCCTTCAGCATGACGAACAGCGGCGGGGCGACCACGGCCACCATCCAGGGCAGCCTGCACACCACGGGGGGCATCACGTCGGACGGCGACCACGTGGCGGGCGACGTCTCGCTTGAGCACCACACCCACCCCGGAGACAGCGGCGGCGTAACCGGCCCGCCCATAGGGAGCTAGATGGACACGCTCATCGACCCCACCACCGGCGACTACGGCCTGGAGAACGGCCAGCTGCTGCGCGATCAGGCGCGCGGCCTGGGCAATGCCGTGTACCTGCGGCTCATGACCCCGCTGGGCAGTTGGTGGGCGGACGCAACCTTGGGCTCGCGTCTGCATGAGCTGGCGCGGGAAAAGGACGTGGCCCGCGTGGCCGTGCTGGCCAAGAAATATTGCGAGGACGCCCTGGCCCCGCTCATCACGGACGGGCGCGCGGCCTCCATCGAGGTGGCCACCGAACGCCTGCATGACGGCAGGCTGCGCCTGGCTGTCGCCGTCACGGACGCGGGCGGACGCGAGCACCTCTTCAACCATCACGTGCAGGTGGGCTGACATGGCGTACACACCCCCGGACCTTTTCGAGATCGTAGCGGGCATCCTGCGCGACGTGCAGAACAAGCTGCCCGAGGCCGCCACGGGCGTGGACTCGGACTTCGGCGTGCGCGCCAATGCCACGGGCGGCGCTGTTGAAGGCCTGTACCAGCACCAAGTGTGGATTGCGCGCCAGACATTCCCGGACACAGCGGACACGGACATGCTGGAGAAGCACGCCAGCCTGCGCGGGCTGACCCGCAAGCGGGCCACCACGGCCACGGGCGCGGCCACCTTCAGCGGCACGCCCGGCGCAGCCATCCCCCTGGGAACCGAGGCAAAGACGTTGGCCGGGCTGGTGCTCATCACCAACGAGGCGTCCATCATAGGGGCGGGCGGCACGGCCATTGTGCCGGTCCAAGGCGGCGCGGCCGGGGCGGTTTACAACTTGGCCGCAGGCACCAGCCTCACCCTCACGAACGCACCCGCTGGCGTGCAGGGAGCGGCCAGCCTGGCCACGGCCACCACGGGCGGCACAGACGCAGAGACGAACGCCGGGCTGTTGGCCCGGTTGCTCGACGTGCTGCAAAACCCGCCCGCTGGCGGCAACAAGGCCGACTGGCGGCGCTGGGCCATGGATGTGGATGGCGTGACTGCCGCCTATGTGTTCCCGCTGCGCCGGGGCATCGGCACCGTGGACGTGTGCGTCACCTCCGGCGGCGGCCTGCCCTCGGAGGAGATCCTCGCCGCCGTGCGCCTGCACCTGGACGAGGAACGGCCCACCGCCGTGCGCAATTTCGCGGTCTTCGGCCCGGAGCTGCTGCCCGTGCCCGTGCAGGCGCTGGTGCGGCTTTCCGGCCTGACCTTGGACCAGGCGCAACCCCTCGTTGAAGCGGCGTTGAACGCCTATTTTGCGACCCTGGAACCGGGCGACCTGGTCTACCTTTCGCGCATCGAGACGGCCATCTCCGGCGTGTCCGGCGTGGTGGACCGGCAGGTGACAGCCCCGGCGGCCAACGTGGCCGTCACGGCCACACAGTGGGCGCGCCTGGGCGTCGTGACCCTGGAGGTTATGCCGTGAACCACGCGGACCTGCTGAAGCTGCTGCTACCGCCCGTGTCCTATGACCCTTCGGGGGCTGTGCTCACGGCCAGCATTGAGGCCGAGGGCGCGGCCCTGGATCGGGCGCACACGCTTGCCAGCTACGTGCTGGAGGCCATCAGCCCGGCTGGGGCGGGCGGCCTGTGGCTGGCGGATTGGGAGCGCGTGCTGGGCCTGCCGGACGGATGCGCGGGGGGCTTAAGCCAGACCATGGCCGAGCGCATCGCCGCCGCCATGTCCAAAATGCGCGAGCGCGGCGGCCAGAGCCGGGCCTACTTCATCGGCGTTGCCGCTGCCCTGGGCTACGCCATCACCATTGAGGAGCACGACGCCTTCACCTGCGAGACCGCCTGCGACCAGCCCATCTACGACGAGGATTGGCGCTACGCCTGGACGGTGCGCGCGCCCGAAACGACGGTGCGCGAGTTCACCTGCGGTTCCGGCTGTTCCGACCCCCTGGCCAGCTGGGGCAATGCGCTTTTGGAGTGCGTGCTTTCGCGCCTCAAGCCCGCGCATACGCACCTCACCTTCACCTACGGCCACAACTAACCGGAGGACAGCATGCAACGTGTCAGCACCGCCACCGCAGTGGCGCAGAAGCCCGCCTACGCGACAGGCGGCGAGCCCGGCTTTTTCACCCAGGGCGACCCGGTCCAGGGCCTCCCGGCCACCGTGCCCGGCCAGGACTTCCTGAACCGCGTTCAGGAGGAACTCTGCAACGTCATCCTGGCCAGCGGCCGTACGCTCGACGGCGCGGACGACACCCAGCTGATCAGCTCCATCATGGACATCATCGCCGCCCATGCGCCCACCATCGGCCCGGCCAGCACCACCGAGGCGGGCATCGTGGAACGGGCCACCGCCGAGGAAGTCATCGCCGGGGAGGACGCCGCGCGTTACGTCTGCCCGGCGGACCTCATGGCCGCTCTGGTGGCCGGACTTGCAGGCGTGGCCCGTGTGGGTGCGGTGAACGCCTACACCCGCCAGCAGTATGCCGAGCTGGTCTCGCGCGTTGGGGCCAGCGGAGCCCAGGCCGTGGACCTGGACCTGCACCAGGCCCTGTTCATCACCGCCACCGGGGCGCTCACCATGGCCGACCCCGAGCACATGGCGCATGGCAAAACCTGTCAGCTCTACCTGTATGCGGCCAGCGCGCAGACCATCAGCTGGGGCACGGCCTGGCACGCCGCGTCCGTCGCGGCTCTGCCCACCGCGCTCATTGCTGGCAAGCTGCTGCTGATCAGCGCCGTGTGTGTCACCACCCCGGCGGGCACTTACATGGTGCCCGTGGGCATGGCCCAGGAGGCCTAGCATGCACATCACGCCGCTTTGCGGCCTGCCTCCGGTGTTGAAGCTTATCCCGACCACAAGGGGCGTCATCGGCGGCGACATGACCACCAGCGGGGGGCTGGCCGCTGCCTTTGACGGGGGCATCTCCGCGAGTGCAGTAGTCCCTGGATTACCTGGCGTTGCCTACATCGGAAAAATCTGGCCAGGCCGGACCACCGTCCGGCGCATGCGGGCGTTCTCAAACTACTTTTTTGCCGCCGCCTCGCAGTACACAGTGATTGAGTTCACGCTCCAAGGCTCGAACGACACCACCAATATCCTCAACGGCACCTGGGGCACTCTCGTCCAGACTACGCTGGCCAATACCTATGGTGCGAACCAGATACTCGACGTGGCAAGCGGCATCGACGTGAGCGCCGCGTATTCCGCCCATCGGCTCAAGATGCGGACCACAAATTTCGACGGGGCCAGCACGGGCCAGCTCTCGCTCCACATCGCGGAACTTGAATTGTACGAATACTCTTACATTTAGGAGGTCCAATGGCTCGCTTCAGATACCCCGCAAACGCGATCATCGACGGCCAGGCCCTGGTCGAGCCCACCGTTCTGGCCCCGTGCCGCGTCACCATCGACGGCATCACGCACGGCCCGGAGATTTGCGAGCTGTGGACGCCGGAGGCACTGGCGGCCCTGGGCATCAAGCGCGTGGTGGAGGACGCCCTGCCCGTGGACGAGCATGGCTGGCCGTACCTGCCGGGCGAGCCCGTGGATGACGAGAGAGCCACGGAGATCCTGCGCAGCTTCCCCAACGCCACGCCGGACACGGAGGGAAGCGCGGCCAACCTGGCGAACCTGGCCGCCGCCGTGCGGGCCGAACGTGGCGTGCGCATCGCCGCCTGCGACTGGACCCAGCTGCCGGATGCGCCGCTCACCACCGAAGCCAAGGCGGCCTGGGTTGCCTACCGCCAGCAGCTGCGGGACATCACCGAGCAGGCGGACTTCCCGCAGGTGGTGGAATGGCCGGTGGAGCCGAGGGCGTAGGGAAGGACTTTGAAAGCAGCGGAGGGGCCTTTGCAGGCCCCTCCGGCATTTGGATGGGAGAGGCAGGGGCGGTTAGACCTTCCGCCATTGTTCAATGGGCGGGACAGCTCTATTGCCTGGCTCATCCCATCCGGGGTGCCCGGTCTTCCCCCAGGACATGAAGCCTATCAGCTGTTTTGGAGATGAGGAGGTGAGCACGTTCTCACCGTCGATGAAGAGAGTAGAGAGGGCTCCCTCTTCTATCCGGCAATCGAATCCATAACCCTCAAGAATGTACGTCGACATATTGTTCCTCCAATTCGTTGGGGAAACTGATGGGAGAGGCAGGGGCGGTTGCAACGCCCCCACTGGCCGGATGCGCTAACATCCGACCACGGCCAAAGCCGCTCTCCGGCCCGTGCACGGGTTGCCGGAGAAGTAGCAGGCAGAGGCGCAACCGTCAAAGGTGTCATGGAAAAGGAGATTCGTTGCGGCAACTGTAATCGGCTTCTGGCCAGGGGCGAGGCCCTGGCGCTAACCATCAAATGCCCGCGCTGCGGGTGCATGAACCACGTGAGGGCCACGAGCCCCGACCAAGAGCTGCATGGACAGCCGAAGCACTCGGAGGCTCAATGTGGCTCTACCTTCCCAAAGACTTGACGGAATCGCCCTCTGCGCCGGAGCGGGCGGCCTGGAGCTCGGGCTCCATGTCGCCCTGCCCGGATACCGAACTGTTTGTTTCGTCGAGCGGGACGCACATGCTGCGTCCGCTCTCGTGGCCAGGATGGAAGACAAGGCCCTGGATTCAGCGCCTCTCTGGTCTGACCTGCGATCCTTCGACGGCAGAGCGTGGCGTGGCAGCGTGGATATCCTCACTGCGGGCTACCCGTGCCAGCCGTTCAGCTCGGCAGGCAAAAAGCTCGGCGCAGCAGACCCGCGCCATCTTTGGCCGGATGTCGCCCGGATCATCGGAGAAGTCGGCCCGGAGTGGGTCTTCTGTGAGAACGTCGTCGGGCACCTTCATCTGGGATTCCCGGATGTCGCCCGAGACCTTGAAGGCCTGGGCTACCGGGTTGCTGCGGGCGTGTTTTCAGCGCGAGAAGTTGGCGCTGGCCACTTCCGGCGCCGACTCTTCATCCTGGCCCACGCCCACTGTGGCCTGGTTCAAGTACGACATCGGGGTGACGGTGGGGGCAGGCAGGCTGAAGTTCGAGGCCAAGCACCAGCTGAGTCTGGCCGGGGCGGCGGTGTCCTGGACGCTATTCTGGGAACTCATGCACTCGACGCTGGGGCCGGAGCTTGTGCGGAGCCTGGCAATCTGCCGCTCTTCGCCCCCGGTCCAGGTGACATTGCGGCTTGGTCCGACATCCTCCTGCGCAGCCCTGACCTCAAACCCGCTGTTCCTGGAGATGCTGATGGGGTGGCCACTCGGCTGGACCGACAGCGCCTCGCCGGTAACGGGGTTTGCCCCTTGGCTGCGGCGCTCGCGTTCCGAACTCTCTCGGCTGTGCTGAGGCAGGCCCCGGATTCCCGCACGCGCGCGTAGCAAAGTCCACGCCTGAAGATGAGAGCCCCCGGTGACGCCGAGCAAAACTAAGCGTCGCCGGGGGCAAAAGTAAGCGTCGCGCTACAGCAGCAAAAAAAGAACCCCCGGTGGTCAGACCGAGGGTTCGAACATCAGAGCAAGCGGCACATGGCTGTTGCCCACTGGCTTGAAAGCTGGCGTCCCCAAGGGGATTTGAACCCCTGTTAACGGCGTGAAAGGCTGTTCCCCCACCCACCGCTTTCAATGATTTCAGGGCCATGGCCGCCACTTTGTAGGCATCCTTAGACGTCTTTAGACAGGGTTTCTGCTTCACAATCTGCTTCACCCCCCTGCCCCCTGTGAGCCCTTCTTTCCCGGCGTTCATTCGGGGCGCTCACATTCAGCCCCACCTGGGGGACGAAGCCTCGTTGCCGGTCTGCACCGCCAGCGGCTGTATCTGGCGCCAATCTTCGACTTTGACCTGCCCTGGTTCCAGGCCACCCGTGCGTGAATGTCCACACTTGAGGCTTCGGAGTCGGCGCTGGCGTCCAACTCGCTCCAGCACTACTCGGCCTTGCGCTCCACGCCGCCCACCGCATCGATGTTCTCCCCGCCCTGGGCCTTGATATTGGTCTTGGTCAGGGTGGTCTTGCCGCCGGAGGTGATGTTGAGCTTACCACCGGTGTTGATGGCCGCGCCGTCGCTTTTGGTGCCGCCGCTGACGCTGACGCCCACGCCAACGAAGGTTTTGGACGTATTGTCCGGGTCCTTGGCCGTGGACGTAGACACGCTGGCTGCGCCGCCGAAGGTGTTCGGATCCTTGGCCGCCGCAGCTGCCGGGGCCGTGAGCAGGATGCCTGTGCCAGCCGCAACTCCCGCTGCGCCCGCGCCAGCCGTGTTGGTCAGGTCAAGCTTCGAGGTGGCGCCGGGCAGGGCTGGCGGCGGCGTGGTCGGCAGGGCCGGCTTGATGCCGGTGGCCGTCCGTATGCTGCTTGCGCCTGCGCCAGCCGTGTTGGTCAGGTCCAGTTTCGGGGTGGCGTCGGGCAGGGCCGGCGGCGGCGTGGTCGGCAGGGCCGGCTTGATGCCGGTGGCCGTCCGTATGCCGCTTGCGCCTGCGCCAGCCGTGTTCGACAGGTCAAGCTTCGGGGTCGCGCCAGGAAGAGCCGGTGGCGGCGAGGTCGGCAGGGCCGGCTTGATGCCGGTGGGCGTAGTGCCTGAGGCCCCCTGCTTGTCCTTGAGCTGCTGCGTCACAGAACCCTGCTGGCCCTGCCACTTGGCCAGGTCGGCTTTGCTCTGCGCGCTGCCATCCGCACCCTGGGTGCCGCCGGTGACCGGCTTGCCTTCAACGGGTGCTGCGGCTGCGGGCGCCTTGACCGGCGCTGCCGGGGTCTGGCTCTGCCTGTCCATGGTGGCGCTCACGGAAACGCCAATGCTCGAGTCCGTGTTCTTGGTGGCGCTGATGTTCACATCACGAGCGGCGGAGATGTTCGCGTCCCCAGTGGTGTTGATCTTCGTGCCCACCAGATTCACATCGCCACCGCCGGACACGATCTCCACGCCGCCCGCCCCAGCGGTGATGCTGCCCGCAGTTTGGGTGGTCTTGTTCTTGGACTGGACGTTCACGCTTGCGGAAACGCTGATCTGCTTCCCTGTGGTCTGGCCGGAAGCCGCAGCTGCCGCAGCCGAGCCGGGCAGGGCCGGCGGCGGCGTGGTCGGCAGGGCTGGCTTGATGCCGGTGGCCGTCCGTATGCCGCTTGCGCCTGCGCCAGCCGTGTTCGACAGGTCAAGCTTCGGGGTCGCGCCGGGAAGGGCCGGCGGCAACGTGGTCGGCAGGGCCGGCTTGATGCCGGTGGGCGTAGTGCCTGAGGCCCCCTGCTTGTCCTTGAGCTGCTGCGTCACAGAACCCTGCTGGCCCTGCCACTTGGCCAGGT